GAAGTCAGCAGGCATTCCAGCCCGCAACTCTGGCGTTACCGCCTCGGCTACCGCGACCGCATCCATACCAAACACAACACCCTCGCCAAGAACCGAGCTTGCGCCCTTCTTGCCCAAAGCGTTGCTGTGGTTGGTTTCGATAAACCGGATGCCCTCGATTCGGCCCACTTCGCCATTATACTTGGCGCCAGGGTCGGTGTACTTATGCCAGATTTCCCACGATGGATCCTGCTTCAAACCGCGAATGCCTAACGTGCGGAAAATGCCGACATAATCACCACCGCCGACCGGAGGGGCATACAGGGTATCGTAGAGATAATCCCTGATTTGCTCGATATGCCACATATTCAGATTGGCCGAGGCCTGCGCCCCCGCCGTTCCGTTAGTAGCAATGTTGTTGCTGGCCAAGCCAGTCGGTACATATTTAATCTTCGCAGCCTTGAAGGCCGCAGCAGCCGCCGTGTCCAGCGTCAAAGTCATCTGTTCGCGGAGCCGTTTCTGGATCGAATTTTCCAGGTTGAAGAAACTCAAATCTTCCATCAAGGAAGTGTAGGGCACAGCCCGTCCATACTCAGCGACGGTGATAGTCGTGGTCGCAAGACTATAACTATCTTCCGAAATCCGTTGCCCTTCGGTGAGTTTCCCACTCGTCGGCTCCGTAATGGCTTTGACAATGGTAAGCGTTACCTGCTCACCGCGCTTCCGACCATAACCGTCAATAGGATCAACATGCTCCATGAATTTCGATTCAGCCACGGCGGCATCAAGGATACGCCGTGACAGAGCGTGTTGCTTGTAGGTTCCGGTCGGAGCATCAAATTGCCATTGGAGAGTTGCCATTTATTTGCTCCTATTCGGTCGTTACTCCCTTCGCAGTTCGCGCCTGCCGGCGCTTGCGGATAATGTCGGACATGGTTTTAGGTCCAGTGTCCTCGCGCGCTGGCGCCTTTGGCATTGGCGAACTCGAAGGTTCAACGATTGTTCTGTCGTTGCCATTGCCGTTAACATGGAATCTTTTCGTCATGCGAAGGATACGATCACGCGCAAGTTCGGCAATGCGCTCCTGGGCTTGTCCTGGCTCCATTGGGCCAAGCTCGCCCCAATTACGCGCTACCACTGTCTGCACGATGTCGTCATCCTCGACCGGATCGAGGTCATTGTTCTTCGCATAAAACGAGCGCCAGAAGTTTTCCGCCTTCTTGTCTGCTTGATATTGGCTAGTAAACTCCTTACGCAATTCCTCCTTGAACGCCTTCAACGCCTCGCTGGGCTTCTCGAAAATTAAGGTGTCGTAATCGACGCCGCCCTTAGGCTCCGAGGGCTGCGGGGGTTGATCGAATTGGCGCTTGAACTTTCTCAAGTCGCCCAATTCTTGCGTGTTCAAGTTTAACTTCCGGTCAAAATCCCTCTCGCGCTGGCTCATTGCGTCAGCTACTTCGGGCGTGACCCGATACTTTTTTCCCGAGATTGTGATTTCTACAAGTTGCGGCTGCTCGGATTCCTCAACTTGCGCTTCCTCTTGCCCTGGACCGCCAACAAGGATTTCGGCATCAGGATTTTCTTGTTCTACCTGTTGCGCCGCTTCCTGTTCGGGTTGGGCTAGTGGATTCTTCTTTGCCATTCGTTACCTCCGCTGTTTATCCTGGGCGGTTTACTTCTTGCTCAGTGGCTTTTATGCCTGCCTGAACGTCCCTTGTTATGTTCGTCATCAAGCCCCGCAGAGCGGCAATTTCCGCTATTCCGCCGAGGGCTGTTTCATGCGTTAACTTTCCGCTTCGATACGCCTGCACGAGCCGTGTCAAGATTTCCGCTTCCCTGGCATATGCATAGTCGCCAATTTCAGAGCCGACCATGCGGGCTACTTGGCCCTTCGCCATCTTATCCAGGCGAATTTCTTGACTATCCAAAACGGCTTAAATCCCCTCGAACCGATATAGGGCCAGGTGTCCAAATCTTGCGGCCTAGATCCTCACGCGGGCGTCCCTCAAGTTCGGTAATCGCGGCGGCAGTATGAGCAAAGAGTTCAAACATGCCCTCAATTACCTTTTCTCTCAGGCGCAAACGCTGTTCTATATCGCCACCGTCATTCTTGTGTTCGTCCCAATATACGGCCCAATCTCTTAATCGTTCGTCTAGTCTTTGGCTCATAAAATAAAAAAGCCCCGCGCTCATTGATTTTTCTAATCAACAAGCCGAGGCTCTCCTAGAACACGTTTATATTTTGAACTATTGTTACATTTTTATTAGACTTTGTAAATGACTACGAGCATGGTCTTTAAGCTCATCTGCCGTGGCCATCATGTTCTTACCACAACGGCGGCAACGTCTTAGTTTTTTTATCTTGTGTTCGCTCACCCTGCCATCCCTGTCATTGGGTTGATAAGCTGGTTAATCTCTGCCGGTATTCCAGGCTCCCCGCCCATCTGTTCCTGTTGTACCGAACCGTTCTGGCCACCTGCGCCACCACCCATCATCTGTGACAACTGCAACACCTGTTGTTGCGTGTTGCCGGCCTGAGCCTTTTCGGCCTCGTCCATTTCAAAATGGTCGGGGTTCATGTTCAGGAACTTCATTAGGCTAGTAAGCATCTTGTCGCCCGAGAACCGTTTCATAAAGGCTTGCATAAGGATCGGGTTTCCAGCGGCCATTTGCATTAAGGCAGCGGCCTTTTGGAAGTCTCTTACCCGCGCCAGGGTGGCCGATAAGCCATGAACCTTGAAATTGCATCCAAGGGCGAAGGCTGCGAACCTCTCCGCAGGAGACATGCGGGAGAGCAGCAAGGCCGTGCGCGTCCCTAAGGCGGCGATAATCTCGGGTTGCGAGATATCCTCTAGGTTCTGCATAATGACCATCCACGATTTCCGTAGCATAGGCACCAGCAGCATTTGTTCAACGTCAGCCGCCATTCCGTCAAGCGTCACAGCTTGAGACTGTTGTGCTTCGACAACTTCGGTCGCCTTGACTTGTTTTGGGGGGAGGAGTCCCATCTTCAAGTCGTTCGTATAGGCGCTCATGTCGTGGAATCGGTCAACGAGGTTGAACATAGCCAACGCATCAGTCGGCACTTCGCCCTCGGATACGGTTTCGATAACCTTTTGATCGCTCGGGAACTCATCCTTAACGGCAAGCGTAATCCCCTGGGGGATGCCATCGGCTACCTGGTCGGGATTTTCCAACCCGCCAACCCTGATTTGCTTAATTCCCCATACCGAAGCCATCCCACCGTCAAGCATGAGGTTAAATAACTCGTTTAAGGCGATATTTAAGGGGCTGGCATGGTCAAAAACGGCCTTGTGCCATACCGAATCGGGCACGCGGATAAGCGGAGCCTCAACAAATGGATCCTCACCATGCCACCATGGGTTAGGCTCGGGTGGTCGAATCAAAAATCTGTCGTTTGCCACGGAACAAACAACGTTTTGTTCTACCATCTTGCCCGTTTCGTCCAGAATATCACCCCAAAACTCATCAATTACTACCCGTTTCCTGAAATCGGGCGCCTGTGACGTGTCCTGATTTTGCCGTTTGGACTTCTCCCACTCCTCCTCCTTGTCGAAAAAGTCCTGAATTATCATCGCCACGGCCCCAGGATCGTAAATATCCTGCTGCGCGAGCACGATAATATCGTGCAGGTCGCGTTCGACGCGGTGAATCTTGTAAAGTTTGCGATTTGTGGGGTCAGGAAAGTAGTCTGAGGGCCGAATCAAGTCTATTGCCAGCATCCATGGCTTTTCAATGCGCTGTTGCAGGCTAGAAGTGCGCTCTGTGCGCGTGCCGGCCTCATCCTCAACCAATCTTTGCCCGCGCTCAGCGTAAAACACGCGCTTCGGCACCTTATAGCCATGGACCTTGAGCACCATAAGGGACTCAAGCAAGCCAACCTTTACCGCATCGCTAATTCTGGTATGGATTGGCATGGTGGCCCGCAATCCATCGGCCAAATGGGAGAGAAAACACTTGATTAAGTCCTGGGCCTGCCGTGGGGTTATAGGAAAATCGCCCTTGCCCGTATCGACCGTGAACCAATCGCCAAATTGTATCAGGGAACGTTTGATAAAAGCCGAGAATTGCTCTACGGCTATGGGAACCTTGGGGAGAAATTCCTTGGATTGCCCTGGTTGCTTGTGGCTCCAATCCTGTTCGCCAAAATAAGCCCGCATGTTCTGTTTGTTTAACTCCATGCGGGTGCGCTTCGCTCGATCAGCTTCGTTCTTGCATTCCCGAACGGCGCGGATAACCGTCAAGCCCGCGCTAGACGATACCGGCTTGTCCTCACCGGGCTTTCGGCGCCTTGTTGCCATCGGCATCCTCCTGCTTTTGACTCGCGTATTGCGGCCTTTTAAACGATGTTTTATTTACACTAGCATATTGGATACAATTTGTGCAAACTCTAATGACACGCTCGT